GAAGAACATTCTCAATCGTAATCATCATAGCACGAGAATATTTTCTACCACATTCTATGCATTTAATAGTGGTCGTCTGCATACTTCACTCCCGATATACTAGGTTCTGATTTCTTCATCGCTTTTATCTTTACAATACGAGGTGTTTGATTTTTCAAAGTCATACGAACTTCTTCGACAAATACCCCTGATTGTTTTAATAAATTACCTGTTTTGGTTTTATCTAACTCCCAATTATTTCTTTTGGCAAAATTATAAAAGTCCTCCAATCGAAAATGACTATGACTGTCATCGGTCCACGACATTTTATTCAACATATCTTCTTTCGTTCTTGCTGCCGGACGATTGACTGTAAAGTCATACAATAAATTCTCTAATTGATTATCGTGATTCAATGACTCGAGAGGTTTAATCTCTTGTAAATTTTCTAATAGTTCTTTCAGTATTACTTGTCGCCAATCTCGTGGAGCTACATTAGCTACCACAAGATTAGCTTGGTCAAGACAACAGAGAGCAAACATATTAGGACTATGTAATTCTTCTGATTTTAATTTGATGACTTTGCCATCGACTTCTAAAAACCATTCTGGTGGATTAGAAGTTATCTTTGTTAAATTTTTTAGTTCGGGTAATTGCTCGTCTTCAAAACCGACTCCATGTTTTTTTGTTTTACAGATACCTGCTTGGCAAACAGAATTAATTGGTGCATCTTTACATCGATACTTATCATATCCTTTTCGCTCTAAAGATTTAATGACACCCAAAACTTCTGCAGCTTTGAGTTGAGGTACCACATATTTTTGATTTGCTTCTTCTAATAAATCTTTCCAATTATCTGGATCAACCTTTTTGTAGAATACTCCAATATTGAATAAAGCATTGTTTCTACTACCTTCTCCGAAGCCATCCTCAGCTAATTTATTAAGACAAGGTGGTCCGTCTTCAAACACTTCTTTAATTTTTGGTTTGACTATTTTTAGTTCATCCAAAGAAACCTCGGTCAGCGATACACGATCATATAGTTCGATAAACTCTTCGAGTTGTAAGGCATCACCGTTTTCATTCAAAGCGTATCGCATACTTTTGATGCCACCATGATACGGTAAGTTTAAAAAGCTACCGAGATGTCCTTCTTTGACTAACACTTCATCTTGTTTTGGAAATATTTCTGATGACTGATAGCCAAGTAAATCTGCTATCGCTTTGAGTTTTATTCTCATCAGCTTTGCTGATACAAATTCTTTGACAAATAAAAATACGTGAGCTCCACCGGACTTTGATCGAAAGACAACCATCGGTAGATTATGTTTTCTAATTTTCTGAATTAATTTTTTATGATCGAGATTGTAGATATCAATATCAATACAGCCCCACTTACATTGATTGTTTTCATTGATAGGAATAATTCCTAAAGCTGGCGGTTCACCGTCTAAATGTTTTTGCCACAGTTCATCAGTGACAATCTTTCTTTCAAATCCCGATTTTACTTTTTCTTTTCCACGGTCATCACGTTCACCTGTTTTGTAAGTGTAACCATGCGCTTCATTGAAGCCTTGAAATATTTCTTTAAATCTTTCTTGCATACAATCCCCTTTGTAAAGGTGGGGCCATGAGACCCCACCCGTGCGAGCAACCCTTTAGAAGGGAACTTTATCTTCTGCTGTTTCTTCACTACCATGTTTTGCTTGTACATCACCTTTGGATACACTATCAGCAAAACTTTTTGCTTGCTCGTAGATCGACATGTCTTGAACAGGTCCAATCTTACCCACTGACCATGTAGACCATGTGCCTTTTTTATTGGACATCTCTACAGTTTTCAGTTGATACATATGACTGAACATTGGTGGTGTAAACTTTCCGTTTGTACCTTGAAGTTTAATACCACTAATCATCGAGTTCCATTGTCGACTCGTCTTCAAGCTAGTAGATTTCATGGTGATCAAAGCAGTTTCAGCGCTTCCATCACCACCTAATACCATCACATAATAGGATGCAGTATTTTCAAGATAGTTACCGTTTGGTAATCTGTCTTTACCCATTGCATCTCTTTGTGCTGTGTTGATGACATCAGAACTAGCAGGGTGAACAGCTATCGGAGCACCCGGTCCTTCACCTCGGTCCGACCATTCCACATACTCTCTTTTGTAATAACAAGGTACTACTGTAATACCTTTGTTACCGTCATACAGTTCTTTAGAAACTGTATTAAAGAGCATACCAGGCTCTGCACCTTCAACATACTCAGCCTTAGATTTCTTAACTTGCGGAGATAAATCACCTAAGATTCGTATAAAAGGGAGAGCGAGATCATCGGCTCCAATATGTTCCATGCCTTTGTGGGCATCACTTTCAAACATACTTGCGATAGGCAAGTTGTCTTTCTTTACGTCTACGCTATTCGCGGTCTTCGTTTCTTGTTTCATGTTTCTCGTTCCTTTATTTTTTACGGGTTATTTTAGTTTCATCTTTAATAAAAATATTAAAGAGATCAGAGGGCATGTCCAACCCGTTTTGAACACGCTCTCTGAATAGCGCTCTCAATGTGGATGGTTCAACCTTTTGAGATTGTTCGGGCTCATATCCACTTGATGCGGCAAGGCCAAAAAATTCTTCAGCCTTGTTATCCTCGCCGGTGCCAAAGCTAACAGCAACATTGTTTTTAATAATATCACCTAAGCCGTTGTTGCGAAGCCATTCATGCGCCTTTTCTTTGAGTTCCGAATCAGCTTTGACGGTGCAGCTGTATTTCTTTTTAACTTCTACTTTACTGCCGTCAATCATATTCAAAGACGCTAAACCTTGTTCTGATAAAAGATTGGGTATTACTTCAGAACTAATAACATCTCTTCTGTTCTCGAGTTCTTTTAGTTCTGCTTCTTTATCAGATATTAATTTATCTAAATCCAACATCTCTTGACACTTAGAGGCCAACTGTTGAATGTTATCTGTATTCGATGCAAAAGACTCTTGGTCTTTTTCCATCTCCTTCATAAGATCGCTCATTTACTTTATCCTTTCTTGTATAAGTCAATACTTAATGGATAATATTTAAACTCTCTTTTGTCCCATTTCAAGAGATTAAATTTACCCGTGGTAATATCACTGACAATAGCTGTGGATAAGCCAATGACAGCAGGATCACCGGTGCACAGAATATAATCCTGGGCACGAAAGTCCTGTAAGTTTTTTCTCATTTTAAAAACAAAAGGACCGGTACTAAAAACTATTTGTGATAGCTGCGGTAAACAAATAACCAAATAGCCGAAGTTAGACGCACTAAGAATATTGATATTCTCAGGGGGATGTTGAAGAACATACACAAAAGTCTCTTCAGGGTTCTCTTTTTTAAATGTCAAAAACTCTTCTAAGCTTTTGGGTTTATATAGTTCAAATATTTTATTCTTCATTTTATTCTTCCTTCTTGACAAGAAAGATAGTTATAATTATATTTTTGTCAAGAAAGAATTTACCATGATTGAACATTATAAATTTAAGACAAAGCCATACGAACATCAATTGAAAGCTTTGCAACGTTCTTGGGACCAAGAAACATTTGCATTATTTATGGAAATGGGTACCGGAAAATCAAAAGTATTAATAGATAACATCGCACTTTTATATGACAAAGGAGATATACAAAATGTTTTGATTATTGCACCGAAAGGTGTGTATAGAAACTGGTATGAAATAGAAGTACCAACTCATCTCCCACAACATATAGAACATACTACGGTTTTATGGGAACCTAGTTTAACTCAAACTAAGTTAGCGGAACTCGATGCATTATCACAAAACGATGGCAAGTTAAAGATATTTATTATGAATGTGGAAGCCTTTTCAACAAATAAAGGAGTTGACTTCGCTGATAAATTTTTGAACACTACAATTGGGCGATCACTAATAGGAATTGATGAGTCTACGACAATCAAAAATCCGACAGCCAAAAGAACTAAACATATTTTAAAACTTAGGGATTTTGCAAAGTACCGTAGGATTCTCACCGGATCGCCTGTCACGAAATCTCCTCTTGATTTATATTCTCAATGTAAATTTTTAGATGAATGGCACTTAGGTTTTGAATCTTATTATGCTTTTCGTTCACGATACGCGCACATGGTAGAACGAAACTTTGGTGGCCGTCGTGTACAGATTGTTGGGTCCTATCGAAGACTTGATGAACTATCTGACAAACTAGAAAACTTTTCTTACCGTGTCTTGAAGAAAGATTGTTTGGACTTACCAGAAAAAACATTTGTTCGAAGAACAGTCGAACTTACTGATGAGCAAAAAAAATTATATGTGTCGATGAAAGCAGCTGCGATGGCTGAACTCAAAGGTAAAACCATGAGTACCATAAATGTGATTACACAGATGATGAGACTACATCAAATTACTTGTGGTCATTTCAAGGCCGATGATGGCACCGTGACTGAGGTTAAAAGCAATCGCATGAACGAACTGCTATCAATCTTAGAAGAAACAGAGGGTAAGGTCATTATCTGGGCAAATTATGTGCATGACATAGAAAAAATTGTTGAAGTCTTGAAAAAAACCTACGGAAATGACTCTACAGTGGCATATTACGGTGCAATTGATGCAAACACACGCCAAAAAAATATTGCTCTGTATCAAGCGGAAAACGGAAATACAAGGTATTTTGTTGGAAACACTCAAACAGGGGGTTATGGAATCACCTTAACGGCCGCAAATACCGTTATTTACTATTCGAACAACTATGACCTGGAAAAAAGACTACAATCGGAAGACAGAGCTCATCGAATAGGCCAAAAGAACATCGTCACCTACATTGATTTGATTGCAGAGAAGACTGTTGATGAAAGAATCGTCAAAGCTCTGCGTAGCAAGATAGATATTGCTAATGAGATTATGGGTGAAGAACTATTAGATTGGATTAAATAGCCGGGGAGTATTCTGTGATACCAATTTTATTTTTGGTAGCAATTAAATACTGACCACGATTATCATTTGCTTTATGAGAACAATGTATCCAACCACTGTTTGGGTCTTTGCCATCAAAAAATTCTAAGATTAATTGATCATAAGGTAAATTCTCATGTATCCAATCAGCAACTTCCTTATTAGAAACTCCAGGTATTTCAAAGTCTGCTGCTTCTCCTTTGGCATGTTGTGATTTACTAGAAGAACCTATGGCCTCACAAAGTTTAACGCTTCTAAAACCCGACGTAATAATAACAGGTCGATCAAATGTTGTTCGAATAGGTTCTAAGATATTCAAACAAATCATTTTCATGTTATATAATTGAGTATCATTAGGTTCATTATCGATACCCATTCTTAATGCTGTTTGTGATTTAGTAAATTCTTGGTAACTAAAGTGTTGTGATAGTTTCATTTTTATCCTCCGAATATAGGATCGTTAGATCCAAATACTTGCTGTCCTTTCTGTGCTACTGCTTGTGTGTTTAGATTACTACTAGGTCCTACCAAAGGCTGTCCCGATGGTGGTAAGTAACTGGTGTCTGTTGGTGATAGTTCTATCTTTTTAAAAGGATTTTCAATAACAGGTAACTCTTGTATTCTTATAGGTAAGTTTTTGAATATTTTAAATACATCTTTTAGGAAAGGTTTTACAATTTTATAAGGGTCTGATTGTCCTATTTTTAAAGCATTCTCCTCAAAAGCTTCTTCCACTCCTTCACTAATATTTAAAGGAGTGAATAAACCTTTTTGTAAATTTTTTAATTCCTTCTTACCTAATCTATCTTGAACTTTTTCATCGATTTCTTTTTTATTAGCTTTTAATTTTAAAGCCGCAATGTAGTCTTCGAAGAATTCTTTTTTAACTTTAAACGCAGCTTGGTTTGCTATTATATATCGATCAACAATATCTCCGGGATTTAGAGGACCACCTTTTAAAAGTTCAGATGTAAACAATTTTCTAGAATTACGGATACCTCTACTATAATCCGCTATCTTAAAATTGATCGCTCTTTCTGGGTCAACGTTAACAGCTCTAAAACCAACGATTCCGGCTAGCTCATCTCCTAATTCATAAGTCTGTCCATATTCATCAATTTTACCATCCGCCCCCAAGATAGGTACATCAATAGGTTCAAATGCTAAATCTAAACGTTTAAATGCATTGAGAGAGCCAGGTGTTTGAGACTCTACTAAATGTTCTATAATCTTTTTTGCTTTTTCTCCTGCGGGAGCTTCAGGATTATAAATTTCTTTAAAGTCTCTTGTACGTCCACCCCTAATAATAATGTCAGTCGCAGCTTCTGTCCAAATAGATTCACTAATAAAAGGAGATCCTAATTCTTTAGTTGATACAAACAGTCCTTTTAAGAAATCATCCATAATGCCATCTTCATCATCTCGACCTTCGGCCACAGCATTAATAACTGTTTGCACGGGTCTTATTAAAGTGTCATAGGCATTACCATGAGAAAAATCTACATATTTTAATTTACCTGTTTTATCATCTCTAACAGGAATTAAAGTAGAGTTTTTAGACCATTCTGGAACATATCGTCGGAGAGCTTGCATTTCATCTTCTGCTACATTGTACATAGCCTTGGCGGCTTCCACAGTCATGTAAGGCACCGCAGCTACAGTTGTTCCAAAACCAAATAATCTTTTAAAACCAATTCCTTGTAGTGGTTTGACTACAGTTCCATCTTCTAAAGTTTCTTTATAGTTTATTTCTTTGAGAGATCGTCTAACAATATTTGTTCCTGTTCTTAATATTTCAGCCGGAAAAGATACGAAGTTTCCAACAGGAAATTTTCTAAGGGTTTGAACAAATTCGCCAACATAATCATAATTTGGAACATTATTTTTTACAATGTCGGCCGCTTCTTCCATTAACTGTTTATCTGTTCTTTTTATACCTGCTTTACTATAAGCCTTTCCTAACCTACTTTTTTCTATTGCAAATGTAGTAATTTTCCAAAAGTCGTCTTCAGCGGTGTATAAATCTTGAGCTGTTTTTCCTATGTTCTTAAAAGGTTTCAATAATAAATTAAGACCTTTTCTATTATTTAACCCTTCTCCAAAATCAAGATCACCTAATAGTTTTCTTAAATCACCTAATCTTACATTACTATTGACAACACCTAATCTTAATAACTCTTCATAAAATTCATTAGACTGCCTTGCGCCAACAACGGGTATTTGTAATGCTTTATATGCGTCCTTCATTGCTTTACCTATTTCTATTGGACTTGTAATACCTGGAATAATTCCATTAGCCGCGGCAAACGCTCCTGCGCTTACAAAGTTACGAACGTGAGTTATCGGAGAAAGAATAGTTTTAGCTATTTGTGATGTGGCTTTGGGATATAAAATAAAACTGTCATACACAAAAGACAAAGCAGGATTACTAATTAAATTCTTTTCACCTACTTGAAGTGCTTCTTGTATTCCTTTTGATGTGAATAACCCTGCTACCGGATTACCTGAACCTATTTCAAAAACTTTATTAGGATCAACAAAAACTTTTTCTACATTACCTACACCAAAAATAGCTTCCGCAGCTTCTTCACTGTCGTAAAACATCCCTGGTCTACCTTTTTTAATAGCCTCATCAGATATATTTTTTATGTTTCGATAAAACTCATTTATTCTAGATATGCCTGACACTCTTTCCGTGCCTGCTAAAATAGTTTGAGTAGGGTTTTCTACTTTACCAAGTAATTCTTCTACTACTTTTCTTTTTTCTTTTGGTAAAAATTTTAAACTAATAAAGCCACCTTTACTAACAGCTCCTTCTAGAACTTCATCAGATATGGTGTTTTTTAAAAACCCCATGGGAGCTTTGAATATAGGATCAGGGTTTCTCGTATCTGTAAAAGTCAAAGCTTTTGGCATTCTTGCTGTTTTGATTATTTGTGAAACATATGTTTCTGCTTGTTCTCTTGTTGCAGTACCTGATTGCATAAACATATCAATAGCTTTGTTGACGGCTTGTCTTGTAGGTGTGTAAGACATCCAAGGAAGCAAAGGTTTGTTAACAAAAATGTCGTAAGTGCCTCCTAAATATTCTTGAAATTTTTTAGCAAACTCAACTTGAAACTCTTTGAAAGCATTATCTTTCTCACCTTTTAAAGTGTAACCTATACTAGAAAACATATCTCCCCACGAACCACGAATATCATTAAATCCTTTAAATAAAGTATCTATCTCTTTTTGTTTAGCTCCGTACTTTTTTAATTCAGTGATTGCTGTTTGAATTTTTTCACCATTCATATTTCCAAAAGTTACTTTACCATCATCTCCTATTTTAGGTGAGCCGGAAAGTAAAGCATCATTAACTGTTTTCGTTAAATCTTTTTTTTGTTTTTGAGTTGTTTGATTAAAGATACTTTTAAAAGTAGGAAATAATCCGTCTATAATTTTATTTGTTTCTCTTGCAATATTTTGAGCTTTGTTTACATCTGCGGAACGTTTACCTATTGTTGTTCTTTTTTCTCTAAAAAATTCTGGAGTTTCTTTACCTCTAGCTCTAAAAGCAGCAGCTGTTTTTTCTAATAATTTATCAATAGCATCATCGGAAGCTTGTAGCTTTTTACTTCTATTGGCAATTGCTTTAATTGTAGCTCCGACACCACCTATTAGTCCAGAAAACAAAGCACCCTCTGTTCCAAACTTAACTCTATTTACTAAATCTCTTGTAACATCTTCGTCGTTACTTCTATCTAATTCAGTGGGGCCACCGATTAAATCACCAAAAGTTCCAATATCTTCTACATCCGCTACAAAAACACCTTCTGCAATACCACTTCCTAATGTACCTGCGGCATAAGATTTTAGTTTGTCTTTTTTAGTTAGATTAACTGCTTCTTTTCTAGCCGCTCTCAAATCATTTGAATCAAGAGATTTTTTATCTAAATTAAAATACTTTTTAGCTTTCTTAGCTTTGATTGCTTTGTTAGCAAGACTAGCACCTTTAGTAAAAGCAACACCACCAGGGACACCAATACTAACTAAAGTTTCTGTTATTTTACCAGCTGCGGTAGCTTCTGCTTTCTCTTCAAAAATATTGATGTCATCAAAAAACTTTTCTACTTTTGCTGATGTATTGGTATCAGCCCCTAAGTCATAAAGCTCTGCACCCAGTGATACAACACCCTCTGGTATTTTTAAAACACCAGATGCAATACCATTTAAAACAGATTCAATATTGCCGATTTCATTTTCATCAGGCTCAGAAATATCTTTTTTAGTTTCTGATATACTTGATTCTTCTTTTAAAGGGTCTTTTAAAAGATCCTCAAATGTAGTAACCATTTAATCTCTCTTTCTAACCAGAAGCTTTTGTTTTAGCTTCTTCTAAACTATAACTAGAACCAGTTTCTCCTGCTTTGTTTTTATAGAAGAATTGAAAAGAAACAGGATCAAAATACACATCTCCTGCAGATATATCTCCGGGTGTGATTGTTGGTCTATAATCTGATCTTTCATTTTCTGCATCATAATAACTTTCGTAAGATATAGTTTTAACACCTTGTCTTTTGTACAGTTCTGCTTGAGCAAAACCACTAGGATTTTGTTTAATTAAATCATCATCTGATTTAGCAAATGCTGATGTTAAATCTTGAAGTTCTCTTTCTGGAGAATAAGCTGATAACAATTGAGATTTTTCTGTTCCATAAACTTTTTTCTCTGCCGCTGTGTAAGCGTCCGCTCTGTTCATCCCATTATCCATATATCTCTTTGCTAGAATATCTACTTCTTGTGCTTTCGTTGGAGTCTTTTGAGCGTCCTTTGCTATCTTTTCTTGGATCGCTAATAGCCTTGCTTTTCTACTTAAATCATCAACACCTTCTAATTCTTCAAAACCTTTCTTTAAACCACTAACTACGCTTCCTTCTTCCAACGCTTCTAATCCTCCAGCAGTTAAAGCTCTAAAAGCCGCTTGTGCTCTTGCATCCTTACCACCTAATAATTTTTCATATATTTCTGCTTTTTTAGTAATGTCTTCTTCAAAATCTTCTAATTTAATATCATCTAAATCTTCATCTAAACCTGCTCCGCTTGATTGATTTATTTTTGTGGTCTCAGGTTTTTCTTCAGGTTTTTCTTCTTCTGTTTTTTTAGGAGAGGAAGTTATAATAGGTAATTCAGAAGCAGCAGCACTAGGTATTAAAGAAAAACTAGAACCTTCTTTTCTAATACCAGGCACTGTTTGATCTATAAAATCTAACATTCTGTTTCTTTGCCCTTGTGCTATTGCACTATCAGGACCAATACTAAATAAAGTATCTCCAAACTTTGGTTTTGGTCCAGGAGTAAATGGTCCTGAAACATAAGGATCTAAAGTTGTTCCACCCACAGCGTAAGGCTCGCGATCCTCGATCCCCGACATAATGCCTGTGCCTTTACTGTTCGCTCTTCCGCCATCGCGGAACATCGGTCTTTTTAAAGTTCTACTCATCGTGGGAATATTCCACCTGGTCCAAATAATTGTCCGCCAATACCTGCCGCTGTAGCACCCACACCTAGTATCTGTGATAGTGGACTAGGAGGTGGAGCAGTGGTTGTTTGGAAAGTTTGTTGTGCAGGGTATCCACCAATTAATCCTGTTAATTGCTGACCCACAAAACCTAATCGTTGTTGTTCTTCAAACGCTTGTTCTCTTGCGGCTTGTGCAGCGGCATCAAGAATAGCTTGTGATTGAGCTTGTTGGCCTAATCCTAATTGTTGTAATCCTGAAATTTGTTGTTGTGCTAATTGTGGAGCTAATTGTGCCAATCCTTGCTGTTGTTGTGATAACGCTTGTTGTTGTTGAAATGCTTGTGAGGCTTGTTGTTGTGCTTGTTGTAAAGCCTGTGCTCTGAGTTGTGCTTCGAGTTGTGCTTTACCCATAGCTGTACCTACATCAAACTCTGCTTCTTGCACTGCTTGACGACCACCACCAAAGGCACCTAATTGTGCCGCTTGTGTTCCTATTTGTTGTCTTGCGATATCACGTTCTCTTTGTAACGCCGCGAGAGAGGTGTCAATCACTTCTTGCTGATATGGCGACATAAATTCTTGATAAGCTTGTGGTCCTACGAATTGTCCTGCTTCTGTAGCTTCGGCACCGGCTTGAGCTAGAAAAGGTTCAAATGATCCAAGGCCCGCGGCTTGCTGATACGCTTGTTGTTGTAAGGGGTCTTGCGCGGCAACTGTTGGAGCAAAAGAAGCGGTATCAATAGGTTGCCCCAATAAAGGCATGAGTTTTTCTGTTAGTGTTGTTCCCGCCGCCTCTATAAACGGCGCGGGTTTCGTCGTGGTAATCGTTTCTTCTGCCATTAGACTCTAGCCTCCAATTTATTCATCAAATCATACATTCTTTTTGCCCCTTTGTTAACACTTCCTCCGCCTGCAGCTCTTACTGCATCAGCGGTCATGACAAATTCATTCTTTGATAATCTTGCGGGAACATCATCGGCACGTTCTTTTGCACCAATTGGCACAAAACCACCTGGTCTTAAGTCCATTTCAGCAGGCATACCACCCATTTTTAAGTTCATGATACCACCGTCTTTTTTTCCAGTGTTAAGCATTTTTCGTATTTCTTTTAATTGATCCATTATAGTTGTGGCCTCATCTCCGGTTAAGTTAGGGTCTTTAATTTTTTCTTCTAATTTGTCTAAATAATCAGAGTATATTTTTCCCCTTTCCTCTAGACCACCTTCAGCATATTTAATACGTCCGCCCATAGCTTCTTTAACACGACCCTCTTTTCGAGGTTCCATAATCTCATCTATCATTTCATCTTCCATTGAACCTTCGGGTGGATTAAAAGGATCCATTCCTATACTTTTCATATATTCATTTAAAGCTTCCTCTGCTTGTCGATCGGCTTCTTCTGTAATCTTTTTCATTGTGTCTCGAGAGGGATAAGGATCATCTAATTCTTGAAACATTTCATTTGCTATTTCTTTTGCATATTGATTTTTTCTATTCATTAAAGATTCTTCTGATTCTTCTTTACCCGTTACTTTATAAAATAATTTTGATAAATCTGATATACCACCCATTTCATAACCAATACGAGTTCCCATCAAACCACCGTTCGCAGCATACCCTAAATCGTTGAGTGTTTCATTAATCTTGTCTTGATCAAATCCTGCAAGGCCCATATATCTTGTTATGTAATCTATTCTTGTTTGAATATCTTCATTACCTGCAGCTTCTTGTTCTTGTAAATATTGTTCATATTCATCATTTGCTTTTTTCGCAGCATCGTAAGCAGACTCTGCTGTGCCCGCTGTTAGAGGTGTCGTTGCGGCGCTTGAAACTTGTGTTAAATTCATACCTCCTAATTTATCAGGAGAAATAAATTCACCTAAAGATTTTGCAAACGTAGAGTCTTGAAACATTGAAGCATCTTTTAAGAATTGACCACCACCTATTGTTGCCGCAGAAAATAAAGCAGAAGCAGGATTGAATTTTTTTCCTAAAGCGGCTCTTGTTCCTATATTAGCAAGACCACCCGCTAAACCTTTTGTTATTGCAGGTGAAAGGGCTTTCATTCCTAAAGCTCCCAAACCTTTTCCAACCAAAGGACTTAAATAAGGTGCACCGAACGTAGCTGCAATATAAGGTAATGCAGGTTTTATTTCGTTAGGGATAATATCATCGATAACTCTTGTGACAGGTTTTAATGCTTTTTTAACTGACCCCATAGTGCTCCTTTGTATATGTATATCTTGTTACGACTCTTGTGATAACGTCATCATCAGTTATCCTCAGCCATTTTACAGGTTTATTATATCCAAGTAAATTAGTAAAGTATTGTTTTGTCCATTTCACAACAGATTTCACATCATCAACACAGACTACATCAATTTGCCAAGGAATGTTTCCGCTATTGTAATCTTCAGGGTTTAATTCGGCGGTTGTCATAAATCGTTTTTCTGTATCCTCATTTAAAAATGCCCAGTTTGAAAAGGCATATGGTAGCTCATTTCTGTAATGAATCTTGTATTGATTCAAGTTCACAGATGGGGCTATATGTTGGAGCACGTCCTCGAACGTGTGATCTTTGTAGCGAGGAAACAACTTATAAAGTCCATAAGCTACGGTAATATCGTATAATTTACCAGTATCTATCACAGTGTCAAGAACTTGAGTCAGTCAAAATATCAGGCATTTTAGCTACTTTAATTCTTACACTTCTACTTAAATCCTCCTGTTTAGTTTCTGTTCCTGGATTGTTGACATCATCTTGAGCTTCTTGATCAGAATTATACTCTTGATTTGTCTTGGTATTGATTAGTGTTACTTCTGTTTCAATATCAATCTCTTCAACGGTCTTACCATCTTTAACAACGGATACTTTTCCACCGGGTTCTAAAAAAGACATATTACCTCCTTACTCTCTATTCATTTCTAATATAGCACAAGTACCTTTAAACACGTTAGCACTTGCTGCTTGTAATTGTAGTTTATCGTTTTCTTCTAATACGATAGATCCATCCGAAATACCACGTGAATCACCAGAGTTTACAGTATGTTCAGCAAACTGAAAAGAGGTGCTTGCAGAATCATCATAAACAAAAGCTTTAATTTCTGTATTGGCTGTTCCTACGTTCGCTGCGTGAATGTTTTGAATAATTGCTCTGGAGTTAGAAGGACAAGTATAAACATCAACTACGGTTGTGACATTTAAATCAAACTGTGCATTCTTGTATATATTTGCCATTAACTTGTACTTCCTGAAGATTTAAACCACGTGTAACGTTCCGACTCTTGTTTTAATTCATCCAAATAAGTAGAGTTTAATTGTTCAATAATAATACCAATGGCTCTGTTTATTTGTTTTTGGTTTGATACATCGTAATCTTCTTTGGGTTCTGGTATCTTAACATTTATTTTTGCCATTATCTACCTCCGTCTGCCTGCACATCTAAACTGAAAGTACCAAATCTCCAGTTTTGATCAACATCATCATTTTCTATTTTAATATTAACATATCGACCACGAGCTCTGGTATCTTTTTTCGTGGTTGAAGAAGTAATCGAGAAAGGACTTAAACCTGTTGTTGTTTCGTCTTGAGAAGGAAAACGCTTCACGGCCAACGTTACCTTAGCTGTACCTTCTAATACTTTGAAGTCTGGTACAAAACGTCGAACAGCTAAAAACTGTTCCCCTTCGGTGCCTTGCCCTTCTAAATCAAAATCATAAGATTGTACAAAAGAACTAATCGCGGTGCTCGATCCGTCTGTATTAACTTGATTAACACCTGTTTCATGTTCAAAATATGTGGTGCCGCCTAGTCCTGTATCTCCTTGAATTACCGGAAAGGTTCCGGTATCACTTGATACAAAAGACGTTGCATACGGTTTCGGATAAATTTTCGAATCCATCCAAGAGGTACGACCCTCTGAACTAGTGTACCATATACCCCCAGGGACCTGTGCTCCTAAAGATTCTAAATAATTATATGCCACAAGTTTGTTGTTAAAACTTTCTCCCGATGCAGGATACCACCAAATAATCTCGGTAAACAGATTATTAACACCAGCTGTAATTTGTTGTCCTTTGGTCAAGTCAATATCATCATAGACAAAGTCTTCTACAGAACACGGTAAAGATTTCACTGTACCGTCGAATAAGAAGAAACCGTTGTTACTCATCCAATAAGCAACACCGTCTATTTCGACAGCTGCATTCTTACCAATTAAACCACAGTTTGTGCCAACTTGTTCAAAGCCAAATGTAAAAGGCGCACCAATAAACTTCATGGTGTACAAAGCAGTGTCGGTCCATATCAAAATAGTTTCTTTTGCTTTCAAAGCACCAATAATTTTCGTTCCGTCTTGTAATCGTTGAGTACCTGCGGCGTTAATAGCAGAAGGTGCAAACGTATTAATGTCTTCTTGGTCAGAGAATCTTATAAACATATTGTCTTGAGTGCTGGTTGTGCCAATTGTTGTTTCTGTTCCTAAGTGAATTAAGTGTCTTGTGGTAGGAGAGATAAGAGTAGTTCTAGAAGCTGTGGGATTATTAGACGTAGAAAAATCTGTTGTGCTCGTTGATGCTCGTACTGAGGTAGCACTAGTTGCTCCAGCATTCCATGTAAAAGTTTTTCCGTTGGCGATAGTGGCCACTAAAACTTGACCAAAGTTATCTAAAGACCAAAGACCAGGTTCAAGTTCTACTTGATCTGCTTGAACAGCAACACCCCATCCTTGATAATCTGATGCATTTGTTACCGTAGTACCATCACTATGAGCTGCCGTGGAGCTACCACTGACCCCTCTTGTAATTCCTGTTAAATCATTTGATGAGACACCGGTATAAGAAATTAATTCATCTTCAACAATAATCGTGCCAGAAGTAGGAAAGCCTGTTGCACTAGTTAAAGTAATCGATGTACCCGTGCCTCCTGTACCATTACTATCATTAAGTAAAGCTCCGTTTAAAGTAGTGGCAACAGCAGAATCAGCTGTACCACCCCAATTACCAACACCCCAACCATAACCATAGGTTTGTTCTTGAGGACCCACGACTTCGTAAAAATCACACGTCATCGAACCTCCTGTTGCAACAGTGGCTGTAGCGGCAGAAGGAGCGGTAATTGTAAAAGTAGTTGTGCTGGGCACTGTAATAATTTCAAATTTTTTATCTTCAAAGTCAGAAGCGCTGAGTCCCGTACCACTAGGTAGAGTCACGGAATCTAACTGCACAATATCTCCAGCGGATGCGCCATGTGATGATGATGTTGTAATCGTCACGGAAGTAGAAGCATTCGTGGTTGCCATTGTCGATGATGTCAGAGAACTTCTAATAGGTGTAATATCAAAAAGCTGACCTTCAAAGTACAACAAGAGAAACTTATCTGTCCCTAAGGCCACATATCGATTGCCATCTAAATCTGTGAAAGGATGTTGTGCTCGGACAACACCGACAATTTTATCAGGTAGAAGAGAAGACCAGCCTCCGACTTTTTCTGGTAGACCATATCGAAAGCGAACGTTATTCGAATCTACAAATCGACGTTCCGCACCTTTCGTGGTGTCCTGTTTGTCAATCCCAGGTAAGAAGTCTAAGGTAATAAGAGCCATGAGTGCTCCTTAAATTTTGTCTTTATAAGACCATCCGCGAGTCGCGTTCAGATATACTAAAGTAAAAGCCTCACCGTTTGTGCTAGAAGTTAAATTAGAAGCGGCACCATTAATATTAGAACCATTTCTAACAATAACCAAATTGTTTGAACCGAAAGAACCTTTGGCGTCAATAAAGGTCACTTCATCACCAACACTAGGAGAAGCGGGTAAAGTAACTTGTCTTGATGTTGAACTTGTATCAACGATTAATTGATCGTTGGCCACGGCTATGTAGTTACGATCAATGGAGTGATAACCTTTTTGAACAGATAATAAAACAATGTTTGTACCATCTGAATAGACAACCATCTTCGACCCCACCGACATAGTAACCCCTGTGCCAGAAACGGTTTTGAAAGTTAAAGTATAGTCACTTGTACTACGATCGGTAGCATCTTCAATTAAGTACATTTTTTCAATAGAGTCAGGAACAGTCACTGTTCGATTCGCGGCTAACGTTCCTGTTAGTTTAATAATCATATTACGACCATTGGACAGTGAGCCATTACTAATAGTAAGAGCTTGATCAGCAGATGCGACGTCTAAAGATAAAAATCCACCAACTGCTTCTTCGATTAATTGTAAATTTGTATTGGTAGTAGAACCCCATAAACCGGCTTTTTCACCTGTTGCCATGAGTTCAAATTTTTGTGATGTTGAAAAAGTTGATGCCATAGTGTTTTAAATCTACCTTATGTTTCTATGTTTGTCCATATTTGACTTGCATTGGGGTCAATATCATTCCAGGTGATGACGCCTCCTGTAGTTGAACTCGTAGTTAAAGCAGACCCTTCAGGAATTACGACAGCTTTTGCCACGATTGTTGTTCCATCAAAGCTCATGGCTGTGGTTGCTACACCTGCTGTTGTTAGGACCACTCGAGCTCCGGCCTTGGCCACTACATCGCCAACTGCCGCTGTGCCTACATTACCTGTGACAACAAAATTTGCATCACCGGTAATGGTAACTGTTCCGGTGCTCGCTGTAACAACATTCGTATCCGGAATAACTGTTTGGAAATCACTAACTATTAACTCTCCAACACTCGTCGTTACCGAACCGGCTGTTGTTAAAACAACCGTCGCATTGGCAATATTAATAATATTACCAACGGATGATGTAACAGAATTACCTGTTAAGAAGACTTTATTGAGATCTGGTTGCCCAGAAAAAGAAGTCTCAGCAAAAGAGGCAAATCCACCGAAAGACATGTTTTATCTCCTTATGATTTCGGATTATCAGCTTTAATCTGTGCGACTCTTGCTATTTCAGCATCAAGACCATTTTCAATAATGTTCTCTAACTGTTTAATAGCACCACCATATAAAGCTACTCTAGTTGCAATAACTTGAGCATTAGCTTCAGCAGTGTTAGCAGCAGACTCAACAGCAGATAAGTCGCTATCAGATGGTTTCGCTACACCAGAGATATTCCACTCTTTAATGTATGCACCTTGACCATCATCTTGTAAAAGAACATC